TCCTAACGTTTTCCCTGACCCCTCAGCATGTCGACCAACCCTCCAATCGTCACCGCCCTCCCACGCACAAAGGACCCCAACGCTAAAGACGTCCAATATGCAATCCTCCTTGAGAAGTACCGACTCGATCCTTCGAATCAGAACCAACAAGCTCTCCTCGCTTATGCAGAAGAATATGGATTCAATTATTTCGTCCCAACAGACGTTCCGCTCCCAGACGACCGCAAACCTTCCGATGGTATCCAATCCCTCGATGGCTTCCGCTTCCACACAGTCGCCGCCTTTCATCGCTATCAAAAGATGTCTGTCTATGGCTACTCTGCCCTCGGTAAGATCTACCACATGATCTCCACTATGTTCATGTCCTTCCTTTGGATCCTCTCCGAATATTGTCGACCCTCCGGCTCCGCCGACGCAGTTTTTACGAACTTCAATCAAGAAGTAAAACCTGTAGAACATGTCAACCCTTCCCGGCTCGCTCAAATCATGCCACTGATCCATCACTTTTTCCAGATCAAGCCCTATTGTCCGATCGCCTTCCCTGACCTCCGTTTCTATAAATGGTCTCTCGTAACCTCCGCCGACTATCACGCTCATCACAGCAAAGACCAACAGTCCGAATCAGCTACTTACTGGCAACACCTTAAAGACAACGATCTTCTTCAAGACCGTTTTGACTATTCAGAACGTCCCCGTTCTAAAGGTTATTTCTTCAACACTGTGCTACTTTCAACACGTACAATCGTTCACAACATCAAGTATCACTGCAACCCTTTCTCCAGAAAACCAACAGACACAGACGAGTCTATACTCTCTAAACTCTCTTTCTGGTTCATGAAATACCCAACCGTCATGTATGTCCGTTCTCAGATCTCTAAGCTCGCTAAACTTAAAGTTCGTCCTGTCTACAACGCCCCCTTCCTCTTCATTCTCATCGAAGCTATGCTCACGCTCGCTCTCATGGCACAATGTCGACTCGAACCCTCCTGTCTCCTATGGGGATATGAAACCGTTCGTGGTGGTATGCAAGAACTTAATCGCATCTCACTTGGTTATGACACCTTTATCATGATCGACTGGTCCAGATATGATCAACTTCTTCCTTTTGCTATCATCTATCACTTTTGGTGCACCTTCCTTCCTCAACTCATTCGAGTAGATCTCGGATATATGCCAACCGAACAGTATGCCGCTTCAACCCACAAGCACGCATTTACAGATAAGCACGATACACACTCAAAATCCAACCCGGAATATGCTACTTTCGCATCACAACTCAAGACTTATGCTCCTCACATAATCATGTTTTCCTTCATCATCTTCAACCTCCTCTCATTTATTTGGCTTTGGTATGTAAAGATGGTCTTCGTCACTCCCGATGGCTACGGCTATGTCCGTCTCCTCGCTGGCGTACCTTCAGGTATATTCATGACTCAAATCTGTGACTCATTCTGTAACGCTTTCCTGCTTATAGATGCATTTCTTGAATTTGGTTTCACTCCCGATGAAATCAAACTTATTAGAATGTTCATCCAAGGTGACGACAACGTTATCTTCTACTTAGGTGACTTCACACGCATCTTTGCATTCTATGAATGGCTCCCAGACTATTGTCAGCAACGCTGGCACATGACTATCTCCGTTGATAAATCAAGTATCACTCGTCTTCGCAACAAGATTGAAGTCCTTGGTTACACTAATCTCAATGGTATGCCCCACCGTGACTGCGCTAAACTCGTCGCAACCCTCGCCTATCCCGAGCGCTATGTACAAGATAAAACTAAGTACATCGTGTTCATGTCGCGCGCAATTGGTATAGCTTACGCTAATGCCGGTCATGACTCTCAAGTCCACGACCTATGCCGCCGATCCTACCTCCAGGCACGAAAAGATTCTGGTCTTTCACAAGATCAACTCAAAGATATCAAAATTGAGTACCAGAAACTTGGGTTCTACGAGATTTTCTCCGTCAACATCGAAGAACTTCGCGAACATCTCATTCAGGATATTTCCTCTTTCCCTGATTTTTATGAGATCCGTGATAACCTCCGATTCTGGCACGGCCCACACTCCGTCTATCCGATGTGGCCCCGTCACTTCGACGACGACTTGTCTTCCATCAAGTCTCCCGACACACTCCTTACATTGTATGATGTTATGCAATCCAGTGGTTTGAAGATCCC